GACGTCATTCGCGACCGGCCACTAGTAGCACCGGCGCCCTCGGCGCCGGCATCCTGGCACGCACACAAAGGAGCCTCTATGAATATCGATCTCGCAACTGACGCCATTGTTTCCGTTTCGGCCGAGCTCCGCTCGGAGTTCGGCCTGGAGGCGCGGCCGCATAACGTCTACGTGTTCGAATGCCTCGACTCGGAGGGCGCGCTCCGCTGGCGCGAGGAGGTGCTCAACCTGATTCCGGACGCCGGCGCCAACGATTTACTGACCAAATATCTCACGGGTATTTCCTATTCGGCGGCGTGGTATATGGGTCTCATCGACAACGCGGGTTTTACTGGCCTGAACAACGCGGACACGCCCGCAAACCATCCGGGGTGGGTGGAAGCCCAGTATTACTCCCAGGCCTCGCGCCCAGGGTTGGTCCTCGGCGCTGCGGCCGCGCGCGCCATTTCCAACTCCGCCTCGCCGGCCGTGTTCTCGATCAACGGCACCGGCAATGTGAACGGCGCCTTCGTCGCGACCTCGGCCAACAAGGCGGACGTGAGCGGCGTGCTCTACGGCGAAGCGAGCTTTCCGGTGGCGCGCTCGGTGCTCTCCGGCGACACGCTCAATGTCTCCGTAACTCTCACCGCCTAATCGGAGGAACCCATGCCACTTCCAACCGCGCGTTTTCCTGGCGCTATTGCCGGTGCAGCCGATCTGCTCATCCAGGGCAACGTCGTGCCCAGCCAGGCCGGTAGCTTTCCCACTCTCATCGCGGCTCTGGCCGCGAGCGCCACGAGCTTCATGGTGTCGAGCGGCTACGGGCAACAGTTGCCGGCAGACAACTTTGAAGTGTCGATTGACGACGAAATTATTTTTGTCGCCTTGCGGAGCGGCGACACGCTTTCGAACTGCGTGCGTGGCGCCGAGGGCACAACGCCCTCTGCGCACAACGCCGGCGCGGCCGTGCTCGCCAACTATACAGCCAAGGCCCACAACCAGGACGCCTCGGAAATCATCGCCGTTGAAACCCTGCTTAAGGGTCCACAGGCTCAGGGTGCCTTTTACGCCGGGCCCTCGGCTTCAAGTGGCGCTCCGACCTATCGCGCCATTGTCAGCGGCGATCTGCCGGCCGCGCTCGTCGGGTCGCAAGCCGCAGCGGAATTTTTCGCCTCGCCCACGGCGGCCGCTGGAGCGCCGGCCTTCCGCGTGCTTGCCGGAGGCGATCTTCCAAACCCGCTCAACGCTGGCGATGTCAACGGAGTGTATTTCTACTCGGTTACTTATGATTACACCGTCAACGCGCCGAACCAGGTGATTGCCTGCCAACTGCCGCAGACAAACAACCGCATTTATTTAATGAGTGCCGCCTATTCGACGGCGGATGGAACCGGCAAAGGGTCCGATCATCTCATCGCCTGGTTGGTGGGAACGTGGGGCGCTTATCCTGCGAGTGTGTTTGCGCCACAGGTCTCAAGCCCGATCCTCAGTGTGGCTTACGACAACGCCATGACCTCGCGCGTTTCGTGCGTCGGCGCGATCAACACCATTCTGAATTTCACCTGTACAGGATATGTTGCGGGTTATCCAGCGTACAGACTGAAAATTAGAGGTCTCGCTATAAATTATCAGGCTCCCTAGAGAAGAAGGATTATGGACTCGTCGCTCCCCAACCTCGACCGGCCGAACTACTTTCGGCCGAACGATATCAAAGCGACGTTTGCACTCTCGCTGAAGATTGCGGAACACGGCAATCTTACCGTGGCCGCTGGTCCTCAGTTCCGCAACTCGCTCACCCTGGCGCTCGCGCCCTCGTTTACAGCGATTGAACCGCGCGGCGTCCTGGTGGGCATCCTCACCATGGACCCACCCGCAATCGACGTGATGGACAGCGGCTCCTGGAGCCTCCTGCGTAATTATTTCACGATGCCGGTGGTGCCGGTGTTCACCGAATCGCAGGCCGCGCGCACCACCAACCCGCTGTGCTATATGGTGAACACCCCCGGTGCCCTGTTCGCGCGCGCGCTTTACATGGCGCCCAAGATCGCTCTCGCCAACAAAACCGACATGAGCGGGTTCGCGCGTGGCACCTGGGTCACAGCTATTCCGATTCACGCGACGCCAGGCCTCGCGCCAAAGCTCGCCGCGCTCACCCTCGTAAAGCAATCGCTCACCTTGGCGACGATGCCCGCATTCAACGCGACCGTGGCGCGCTATTTGCACCTCGCGATCACGCTCGCAGCCGTTCCGCGCCTGGCCACGGCCACACTTCCCGAGACCTTTCACCTTACACTGGTGTTGCGGCTCTCGCCTGGGATCGACCCGAGCCTCGCCGGACCCGAGCTTGTGTTTGACTCGCTCGTGGCGCTGCCCGACGACTCCTCCGCTCCGCCTCCGTGGCTCGTGTTCTACCCTGGCAACACTCAGGGCCTCCGCCTGGAGGGCCTCTACGAGCCGGAGCGCGATCTGTTCGTGAGCAATGCCACCCTCGTGGCCACTCTCCAGGACGCGGAGGGCACTCCGGTATGGGGGTTGAATGACGTGGCAATGCTCTATGTGAAGGGTACACCAGCGACTTACCAAGCGGCGATTGATGGCAATGAGTTCGCACCCGCGCCTGGCAATTACTCGCTCGTGCTGCTGGGCGATAAGAACGGTTCCACGCTGAAACTCGTGGTGCCGGCCGTTGTGGAATCGAGGGTCCGATGAAACCGAAATCCGCGTTGCAACGCCGCATTGCGCCAGCGGCGCCGCTCGCACTCGAGTTCGAAGACGCCGGAGAGCTGCGGCGCCTTGACCTCCGGCTCGTGTTTGACTTTAATGCTGTGGCGCTGGTCGAGGAGACGCTGCATATCAACCTGCTCAGCGGCGAAATACTCGATCCGGCGCGCCTCACGGGCACGGCGCTCTCGGTGATGTTCTGGGCCTCGCTGCAAGCCTATCACCCCGAGTATGAGGGCGCCGAGGGTCTGGTGGCGGTGCGGTCCTTAATGGACCTTCCAAACGCTCCCAAGATCTCGCTCGCGGTTGTGGAGTCCTTAAAGCTCACCGTTGCACGCCCTACGGCGCCGGCTCCGGCGACGGCCGAGGCCGGCAATGGCGCGAGCTCTGGGCGATTGCACGCTACGACCTCGGACTTAGTGACGCCGAATTCGGCCGTTTGACACCCCCGGCGTTCTCGGCACTCTGCGACCGGCGCGCCCTGGAGCGTCGCGAGGCCCTCATCCGCGCCGGCCAGATTACGGCCGCGATCTATAACGTGGTGAGCTCGCGCTCGGAGCCCTTCACCCCCGCTGACATTTTTCCCGAACTCAAGGAGGCCTCCGGCGAGCAAAGCATCGAGGAGCAAATACAGGTCCTCACCGAGGTCATGGGTTGTGGACCTGGACGACTTTCTCAGGGCACTAACGCAGCCTCGGCCTCGCACACGCCGGCCTCGCTCGCGTCCGTCTCCGGCTCGACCGGCACAAGGTCGGTCGAATAATAATCAAACGGAAGCGGCGAGCACGGGCGGCAGCGGCCGAAGCGGTCGAGCCACAGCGCGGGTTGTCCGCACAATCGACACTCCATCACTTCGCACCATAGCACGGAAATAGGCTAGAGGCACGTTACATCATGGCGAACGTTCTCGGAACCCTGGTTGTTAACGTTCTTGGCAACACGGCATCGTTCCTCGATGCCATGAGCAAATCCTCCGTCGAGGCGCGCAAAACCGGGAAGGAAATCGAAGGCACGTTCTCGCGGCTCAGTGGTGCGCTGTCCTCGGCGCTCGGTCCTCTCGGCGAAATTGGCGCCAAGGTGGCCGAGACCTTTGAAGGTGTCGGCGAGGCGGCCGGCCACGCCATGTCGAAGGCCGGCGCCCTGGGCGGCATCATGGCCGGCGCGGCTGCCGGAGTGCTCGGCCTCGCCGGCGCCCTCGGCCTCGCCGCCATGCACGCGGCCGAGACGGGAAACAAAATTTTCGAAGTTGGCGAGAAGACAGGCCTCACCTCTAAAACCATCCAGGGCTTAATGGCGATCACTAAGCTGACCGGCGGCAGCTTTGAGGAGCTCAGCAGCACGCTCGGCCGCGCGGAACAGAACCTGGGGAAAGGCGAGGTCGCCGGTGGCAAGCTCAATAAGGTGCTTGTCAACCTGGAGGGTGGCGCCAAGGGCGCGGCCGAGCTCGGCCTCCTGCCGGTGGACGAGCGGCTGCGCGTTCTGCTCCAGAGGATTTTTGCGCTTCAGGATCCCACCCAACGCGCGGCCGAACTCACCGCACTCCTCGGGAAGGGTTGGCAGGGCAACGTCGAGGCGCTGCGCGAGTGGGCGACGAGCGCCGACGCCGGCGCCGCTGCCGCCAAGCGGTTCGGCCTCACGATGGACCCCGCCAAGGCCCACACCCTCACCGTTCAAATCAACGAACTCAAAGGCCAGATCGACGGCCTGACGCTTTCCATTGGCGCTAGACTCCTTCCGCAAATCAGCGATGCCATTGCGGGTTTAAGCGTCTGGTCCGAGGTCTGGGGTCATGTTGGCAATGAACTGAAAGATATCGGCGCCATTATCGGCGCTGTAAGCTCCAGGGATTTCGGTGGGCTCGCGCTCGCCATTGCGGACTTCACCAGCCAACGCGACGCCATCAAGGAGGCCCTGGCCGGCGCGACCGAGGCCGCCAGGAAAACGGCCGAGGCCTTCACCGCGCCGGAGGGTGTGAACCCGGCGCTCGTGGACCACACCACGAAGGTCAATAAGGCGGCCGACGCCTGGGAGAAGCACTACAACAAGGTGCTTAACGACACGCACTACATCATCCCGAAGGTGGTGGACGACATGAAGGCGGTGCAACTGGAAATGGATCGCATCGCGCGCGTCCAGGCTGAGGAGCGCCAGAAACGATTCGTTGCCTTCATGACAGGCGATCTCTCCGGCGCCGGCCTCAAGCCCAGCATGCCTGCCGGCGCGCTTGGGCCTGACTTCACCTCGCTCGAAAAACAAATGACCATCCTCAACCAGACGACCGAGGAGGCTCAAAGGCTGAACGCGCTCCTCCTCCAGATTCCTCCGGCCGTCTCCACGGCGCTCACGCCGATGCAAAAGGCATTCCGCACAGTGTTCTTCGGCCTGGGCGAGGAGGGCAAAAACCTGGCCGCGAATCTGCACGGCGCTTTGCAGGGTTTCGTCAGCGGATTCGAGGACCAGTTGACGCACCTCGTCACCACCGGCCGCGCCAACTTCCGCGCCCTCTTCCGTTCGCTCCAGGAGGAGGTCATCCACGCCATGGTCGCGAAAGGCATGGCCAGTCTCTTCGGGGCGCTCTTTCCCACCACCGGGCCCACCACCGGCGCCGGAGGCGGAGGCGGCCTGTTCGGCTCGCTGTTCGGAGGCTTCCGCGCGGCCGGAGGCCAGGTCAACCCTGGGCGCGCCTACGTGGTCGGCGAGAGGCATCCGGAGTTCTTCGTTCCGGCTCAACCTGGTGAAGTGAGGCCCACGCTGGACGTCGGCCGGCCGAATCAGACCGTAGTAAATTTTCACGTCCACGGAGTCCAGGACGCGGACAGCTTTCGGCGCTCCAGTTCTCAAACCCTCGCCATGTTGCAGAACCAGATGGCGCTCGCTTACTCCAGGAACAAATGAGTTTTTTCGAATGTGAGTTCCCACGGAAGCTCTCCTATCGCGCGATTGGCGGACCTGGTTTTTCGACCATCGTCAACGAGGGGTTCTCCGGCTACGAGCAGCGCAACCGGAACTGGTCGCAGTCGCGCGGCAAGTGGGCGGTGTCGCTCCAGACGCCCACGGCGTTCGCCGGCCAGCGAATGCAGTTCATCGACCTCCTGGAGTCCTTCTTTCTCAACGTCGGCGGAAAGTGCGACGCCTTCCGTTTGTTCGACCACAAGGACCATTGGGGTGTCGGGCAACCACTCGGTACGGGCGACGGCTCCACGCGCGTTTTTCAGGTGCAAAAAACCTACACCACCGGCGCGCGCTCTTATGTGCGTCCCATTAAGAAACTGATCGGGCCTCCGGCAACCGACTATCAGGGCAACCCGCTCGCTCTCCAACTCACCGTGTATTTGAACGGCGTCGCCACCGGCGCCTTCACGGTCGATTGCACCACCGGCCTCATCACCTTTAACTCTGCGCCTGGCGCCGGCGTCAACATCACCGCCAGCTTCCAATACCACTACCCTGTCCGCCTCGATACCGACGAAATGGCGATCCAGGTTGAGGAGTCGGCGTTCTCGACCACCTCCGCCGATGGTCCGATGGTCAGTTGGGGTTCGGTCAATCTCATCGAGGTGCGCCTGTGAAGGCGTGCTCGGCCGCGCTCCAGACCGCGCTCCAGCAATACACAACCACGCTCGCTTACCTCTGGAAGGTTACACGCGTGGACGGCCTGGTGCTCGGCTTCACCACCCACGACCAGGACATTACGTTTGCTGGCGTAAGTTACGAGGCGGAAACCGGCCTCGCCAATTCCGCGAGCCGGAGCAGCTCGGACCTCAGCGTGGATAATCTGGAGGTCACGGCGTTCCTTTCCTCCGCTTCGATCACCGAGGCCGATATTCTCGCGGCCAAATACGACAACGCCGCTATCACCCTGCAGGTTGTTGACTGGAGCAACCTCTCGTCCGGCTCGGTGGTGCTCCGCACCGGCACCCTCGGCATCGTGAAAATGCACAACGGCCTGTTCACGGCCGAGATTCGAGGTCTGGCGCAAAAGCTCACCGCCAACATCGGCGCCACCTATGGTCCCATCTGCCGCGCCACTTTCGGCTCCGGCCTGAACAACATCGATATGACCTCGCAATACCTGTGCAAGTACGACGTCACCAAGGTGCGCCAGAGCGGCACTGTCTCCTCGGCGCCGGATCTGCGGACGATCGTGCCGGCGCCAGGCCTCACCGGCGCCTCGGGTTGGTTTGACGATGGGTTCCTTACGTTCTCCTCGGGCACGCTCAACGGCGCATCGTTTGAAATCACCGACTGGGATGGCAGCAAGCTCACGCTGTTTCTCGCGATGCCGAGCGCGCCGGCCGCTGGCGACCATTTCGTCATCGAGGCCGGCTGCGATAAAACGGCGGCCACGTGCCAGGGCAAGTTTTCAAACATTGCCAACTTCCGCGGTGAGCCATTCATTCCTGGAATGGACCAGTTGCTCGACTATGCGAGTGGTTAACGGTGACGACATAGTGGTGGCCGCGCGCGCCTATCTGGGCACGCGGTTCCGGCACCAGGGCCGGCGCCGCAGCCTCGATTGCGTGGGCCTGGTGCTCTCCGTGGCCGAGGACCTCGGCCTTCTCGACAGGTTCGGGTCGCTCATTCGGCGCGAGGATTACGGCCATTATGGACCGCAGCCCGTAGACGGCGCGGTCCTCCGCGAGTGCGAGAAGCGCCTGGTGCGCCTAACGTATTCTGCGAACAGTGTGGCCACCACGCTAGAACCTGGACAGGTGCTGGTGCTGCGCGCGCCGTTCGTACCCTGTCACGCGGGCATCGCGACGCAACTCGAGTTCGGGCCTGGTGTCGTCCACGCTTATCCTCCGAGCGGAGGCGTGGTCGAGAACCTCCTCGACGCCGCGTGGCTGCGGCGAATCGCCGGCGTGTTCTGGTTTCCCGAGGTCGGCACGCATGGCTAAAATCGCGCTCACGGTTGGCGTGGCGGCCGGGTTCGCGGCTGCTGGGTTTTTCACTGGAGGCCTCGCCTGGACGAGCTTCACCCCGCTGGAAGGCTTGCTCGGAGGCGCCGGCCTGGGCCTCGCCACCGGCAGCGCGATTTTCCTGCGACCGCACATTCCAGGACAGGCGCCGATCCAGGACCTGAATGTGTCCAGTTCGGCGAACGGCGCCGCGATCCCGTTTGGCTATGGCACCATGCGCGTGCCTGGGCAGGTCATCTGGTCGCCAGGAATCAGTTACAACGTGGTGAGCGCAGGCGGTGGTGGCGGAGGCAAGGGCGCGAGCACGCCGCAAGGTTATGTCTATTTTGCCAACATGGCGGTGGCGTTCGGCGAGGGTCCGGGCACCATCGGCCGCATTTGGGCGGATTCAAAACTCATCTGGAAGGGCGGTTTGCCGTTCGGCCAGTTCTCGCCCTGGTCTTCGACTCAGCACTATGTTCCCGAGGACCTCGCGAGTTATCACTGGCAGCCCAGCGGCTATCCGCCAATCGTCGAGATTTTTCAGTGCGTGGTGCCGTGCACCAACGTGACGCCGCCTGGAAACTCACTCTACTGGGCGAACTCCGGCTATCAGTACTGGGCCGGCTCCGTTCAGTATGAGCCAGGTCAGGAGGTCGCCTATCCTGGCCAGCCTAGCGACAGTTCGGCCGGCAGCGGTGCCATTTACGCCTGCGTGCAACCGAGCCAGGGCGACCACCCTGACAGCAGTGGCAAGTGGGAGCCGCTCTCGTTCTATTACGTCTCACCCACGGTCTATCCTGGCAGCGAGGCACAGAACCCCAACCCGCTCATCCAGAGCGTGCAGGGCATTGCCAACACGCCCGCGTTTCGCGGCCTGATCTACGGCGTCTGGGAAAGTCTGCCGCTCGCCAACTTCGGCAACCGCGTGCCCAACCTTCGCGCGGAAATCACTTACAGTTAATGGGCCTCCTGCCAACGATCATCACCGATCTGTGCCAGCGCGCTGGCCTCGCCTCTTCGCTGGTCGATGTGTCCGCCATCACCACCGCAAACCTGGGTCCGATATCGCCTCCGGCCGGCTATCTCATCGAACGGCCGATGACGGCAGTGTCCGCGCTCCAAGAGGTCATGAAAACGTTTTTCATTGACGCCCAGGAAACAGGCGGAGTGCTGCGGTTTGTGCCGCGCTTCTCTCAGTCCTCCGCCATGACCGTGCCGGAGCCAGACCTCGGCTTGCTGAGGGACAACGCGGAACTTTCCGAGCAATTGAGCCAGGAACAGGATCTGCCGATTTCGGTCACGACCATGTACTATGACGCCACTCTCGACTATCAACAGGGCAAGCAGTTGAAGGCGAGAAACCCGCGCATCCTCACCGTAGCCACCCGCAATCAGATGATTAACTCGTTGCCCTTTGTGTTGACACCGGATGCGGCGCGGCAGGTTGCGGAGACGACCCTCCACGTGGCGTGGGCGAACCGCCTGGCCTATGCCATCAACCTGTGGCGCGCGGTTTATATGCTCCTCGACGCCGGCGACTTCTTCAGTTTCGTCTATGAGGGCACCACCTACACGGCGCGCGTCGTGACCACGAACCTCGGCCAGGGGTGCGTGGTGAACCTCGACGCCGTGGCCGAGGACCACCACAACTACACCTCACGCGCGGTGGGCGCCTATGAAATGCCCACGCCGCGCGCCACGGACACGGTCTCGGGTGGCTCTACAATCCGGACCGCCACGAGCACCTCGCTGTGGCTCCTCGACCTGCCGCTTCTCCGCGATATCGATTACAACGTGCCAGGGTCGGGGTTCTACTACGCGATGAGTTCGGCCTCGCAGTCGTGGACCGGAGGCATCCTGTTTCAGTCGGCGGACAACGCCACCTTTCAAAACATCGGTCAGCTTACGATTCCGGCACAATTCGGCCACACGCTGTCCGTGCTCGGTCCTCCGCGCTCGCCCTGGACCTGGGACATGAACAATACGCTTACCGTCATGATGTCCGTGGGCTCGCTCGCCGGCGACACCGATCTCAACGTACTGAATGGCACCTCGAACGCGCTCCTGGTGGGCGCCGAAATTATCCAGTTCACGACCGTGACGGACAATGCGGACGGCAGCTTCACGCTCTCGCGGCTCCTCCGAGGCCGGCGAGGCACCGAGGGCGCGTGCGGTTCGCACGCCGCGAACGAAAACGTCATCGCGTTCCTCGGCGGAGGCATTGGCCATTACGAGGCGCCCATTGGGCTCATCGGCCGCGCGCGATACTATCGGCCGGTTTCGATTGGCGGCGACCTTTCGACAGTGCCTTCAACGACCATGACCCTCACCGGCCAGGACCTCATGCCTTACGCGCCTGCCGGCGTGGGTGGCTATCGAGACGCGCACAACAACACCGTCATTACCTGGGTGCGGCGGACCCGCGTCGGTGGCGCCTGGCAGGATGGCAGCGGCACAGTGCCACTCTCGGAGGGCAGCGAGGCCTACGACGTGGACATCCTCAATGCAACCGGCGCGGTGGTGCGAACGCTTTCAGTCAGTACACCCACGGCCATTTATGAGCTCGGCGACCAGAAGGCGGATTTCGGAACACCACCCTCCTCGGTTAACGTGCGCGTCTATCAGATGTCCACTACCGTGGGGCGAGGCTTCCCAGCGGGCGGCGTGGCGCCCACTCCTAATGCCTGGCCTCGACCCTGGCCGGCCGTGTTTCCTCCGCCAACCGGCGGAGGGTTGCTCGTGAACGGGTCCTAAGAATATGGGTTCACCTCCAACCGCGAATCTCAACGACAGCAACCCTCCGGCGCCGGCCGGCGCCGCCAACGTGCGCTGGCAGACCTCGGCCGATTACACGGGCACGAGCGGCCTTCCACAGCGTGACGTGTCCGCCAACCTCGCGCCCTTTGTCGGCGACAGTGGCACCGGAGGGGCGCCAGGAGCGGTGCCGGCTCCTGCGGTCGGCGATGGCGCGGTGGGCAAAATGCTGCGCGCCGATGGAACCTGGGCGGTTCCGCCAACTGGAGGAGGAGGACCCGGATCCGGCACGGTGACGAGTGTCGGTCTGAGTGCTCCTGCGGAATTCATGGTGTCCGGTTCCCCCGTCACCTCCGCTGGTGTTCTCGCGCTCGCGAAGAGCAACGAGGCCGCCAATACCGTGTGGGCAGGACCTCTGTCTGGATCGGCGGCCGCGCCGGTCTTTCGCACTCTCGCGGCCGTCGATATTCCGCCAATTCCCGAGAGCGGCGTGGTAGGTCTCACGGCCGACCTTGCCTCGAAGGCGCCGCTGGATTCGCCGATTTTCATCGGTACGCCGACCGCTCCGACGGCAACGGTGGGAACCAGCACCACTCAACTGGCCACCACCGCCTTTGTACAGTCTCAGATTGGATCCTCGGCGCCAGGCCTCGCGCCGGTGCAATCGGTGGCCGGCAAGACCGGCATTGTGACCCTGGTCGAGGCCGA